GCAACTACTGACAACAACGTAATCCTTTTTCTTTCATCGGTTTATCTCATATTGTAGTAATGTAGTAAGAAAACAATAAAAGAAAAAGGATTGGTACATATTCAACTATTGACACCCCTGTCATATATGATGATAGGAATGACAGAGTTCCTTTGACGCATCAACTCACTGCACACATGCCTTCTGAACAGGTGGGCTTCTACGCAATCAAGTTGAAAGGAAAGGGCGATGATTGTCGGTAGTGGGTAAAGCGGTGCGTATCCCTTTACCTCCTTATCTGTGACAATCTTCCTTTCACCTGCATTCCTTTCATCTGGAGACAGGATGGAATCTTCGGTTATCGCCCGAAGTCTGCCACTGACTTTTCTCCATGTAACTCCGAAGAACCTTGCAAGCTCGCCCCCGGTCATTGCTACTTCGCCTTTTCCCCTGCGGATAACCTGCATGCCATTTCCCCACTCGAAGTAGCTGCGCCCCGTGTTCAGACGGATTGCAGCCTTAGTCTTTATTCCATCTTCCGTATTCATGCCGTTTCCTCCATGCTTTTGTTTCTGCCTGTGTTGGCAATAGCCATTGTCCCTATGGTAATAGTTTCCGTTACCTTATCATCCTCTTTGTTCTTTTCCTGGTGTTTGGCGATGAGTCTGTCCATGTCCTCGGAAATCTTGCAGTCCGTTACCTGTGCATAAATCTGTGTACTTGCAATTGATGTGTGTCCCATCATCTTGGCGATGCTTTCTATGGGAATACCTGCACTTAGACACATCGTTCCGAAGGTATGTCTTCCCATGTGATAGGACAGGCGTTGCTTGATACCACAAGCCTTGCCTACGATGCTTAGCTTCGCTGCTAACACACTTCTGCTGCAACAGGGCTGAAAGATAAGGCGATTATCCATATCCGTGTTATTGCCTTCTTCTTTCACCGCTTTTAGTTGCCTTTGCTGCTCAATAATCGTCTTGGCTATGGGATGTAACGGCACTATAAATTCTACTTTTGTTTTCTGACGTTCCTTTCTTATATACATCTGTCCGTCCGCTGCGCTCTTGATATGCCCAAACGTCAAGTATTCCATATCCGTAATGGCTAAACCTGTGAAGCAGGAGAAGATGAACATCCGCCTTGCAAGTTCGGCATCGCTATCACACATCTTCATTGCCATCAGGTTTGCCACATCACTCTTGCTAAGAAAACGAATTGCCTTTTCCACCTTTTCATATTCCGCATGCTCAAATGGGTTATAGCGAATGATGCGCTGGCTTACTGCACGAAACATCAAACGGCTCAGCCAACAGAGATAATTGTTGATAGAAGACCCTTTCAACCCTTTCTTTTTAAGAAAGAAGCGGTATTCCTCAAACAGTTCCTCTGTTATACTTCGGATTTCTATATCTTTACCCCCCAAGTCTTTTATAAACTCGCATAACATCCTATTTGCATAGCAAAGGTTCGTGTATGTACCTTCTGCCTTTGATTTGCCCACACCTTCCTTTACCGATTGTAGTTCTGTATTGCTTAGCTCCAACAAAGTGGTAGGAGAAGTTGCAATGCCCTGCAATCTGTTTTTAAGCAGTTCAGCACTTACCACTCCGTCTTTTAGAAGCAGTTCCTGATAGGTCTTTTCTACAAGTTCTCTGAATGATTGCAGTCGAAGATTGATTTTCTTTTCCGTAGTTGTCCCCTGCTTGGAGTTCCACTCTGTGGGCTTGCATTCTTCGTTTGTGGTAATGACTGACTGCTTACCGTCAATTGTGATACGGCAGAGTATGGAGGTCAGACCATTTGCCTTGGTCTTTTGTCTGTTGATATAAAACAGTGTCTTGAATGTACTTCTCATCATGATTTTAGTTTTAATACTACTATTGCTAAATACTCATCTGCATATCCTCCGTGAAAGAAAGGAAACGCTCAAACTCCAAAAACAGTTTCTGTGGTGTAACCTTTGCGTACCGTTCGGTCATACTCACGTTGCTATGCCCCAACATCTTGCTCACCGTTTCTATCGGTACTCCTTGTTCCAGTGTGATGAGCGTGGCAAAGGTATGTCTTGCCGTATGCGTGGTAAAGGGAAAGGCTATGCCTGCTCTTAGGCGCAATGCTTTGAGATACGATTGATAGGTGGTATATTTCATCTGTGGCAATAGCCTTTCCCTTTCATCGCTCTTGTACTTCTCTATTATCCTGATGGCTTCGGGTAACAACTTGATACGGCAGAGTACACCAGTCTTCTGCCTGTTGAACTTCAGCCAAAAGCTTCCCTCGTCATCACGCATAAGATGTGCCTTACTTAGTTCCATCAAATCACAATAGGCTGCACCCGTATGGCAGGCAAAGACAAACAAGTCTCTTGCGGTTTTCATTTCTTCCTCCAACTCTTCAAACTGTATGTTCATTAGTTTATCAAGCGAACACCTATCAAGAGCTTTGGGTAGCTTCTTATCTCCTCTTGCTATTTTTGCATTAGCAAACAACAAGGTGTCAGCTAATCCCTCACGGTATGCCAACCTACATACGGTCTTTATTTGGGAAGCTGCACCATAGAAACTGCTCTCTTGAAAACCTAATGTCCCCAAGAAAAAATCTCTAAAATCATAAATAAAGTTTTCAGATAGTTGTGAGAAAGCTAAATCCTCTACCTTATATTTCTCTTCGATGAATGTGCGAAGATTTCCTCGTGTAGAGTAATAATTAGATAGCGTCTCTTTCTTAATATCTATTCCAACGTGTTCTTCTTTCTCCCTGATAAGCCTATCAAGGCGTTCTATAAGCATACACCGAGATTGTACGCTCCCTTGAAACTGCTCCTTGATGTCCGTGGCAGTAAATGCCTGTCCTTTGGACAGCAATGTTTGATAAGCGGACTGAATGGAAAGTACTAAACTATCCAGCTTTCCGTTCACTTCCACCGCCTCACGGCTCTTGCCCCTCATTCTACTCTCACGAGGACTCCACAAATCTATATCACAAGATAGCTTGCAACTAAACTGTACTATACTCCTTCCAAGTGTGATACGTCCCATAATGGGAGCTTTACCCTGCTTATCCTTTCCGCTCTTTTTGAGGTAGAGCAACACCTTTATCTTTTCTGTTTTCATACGCTTTAATTTTTATGGGCAAAGTTACCCAAATTAAAGCGTTCCTCACTTATGCAGAAAACTGCCGACCAAAGCAACAAACACACGAGAGAAACAATTTCAGTTACCTACATCTGCATTTAGTTACCTACTTCAAATCTTGGTAATGATTTAGTAACTGAACTTCTGCTTAAATCCGCACTTTCTTGCCTTTTACAAATAGAGCAGTTTTATGCAAATTGCCTCGTTTCTATCTCATTACCAATTAGTTTGCATATCTTTCGATATTTCTTCATTTTCCTTGATTAGTTACCTTGCAAAGTAACTCATTTTACCGCGTGATTTAAGTCACTTTACAAGGTGATATGAGGCATATTGCAAGGCTATAAGAAATAACTTTCTATCTGTTTGATAATCTGCATTTTATCAATTGTAATAGACTGATGCGCGTTTGGCGAAATCAAGATGTAGAGAGCGGAGTATCAATGAAGAATATCAAGAATCTATTTTATTTTTCTACATTCTATTTTTACATTTTCCTTGCCTTCAGGATTGCTGATATAAGGACTTTCCAAATAGTATTTTCCTTTCTTGTGATATAAATTCACTGTGGGTGAAACGCTTCTGTCAATATTGGGCATCGGTGTGTCTTCCGAGAGCGATTTGACAAAATCAAGGGAGAGTTTGTCTTCCGTTTCGGTTTTTACACTGTATTGGATTTCAAAGGCAGTCATTTGCCCATTACCACTGAATACACACCGATCAGCCGCGATGCTCAATGTGTACTCTATAAAAGGCGAGGGAATAATGGTGGTATCTGAAATGAAATATTCATAGTCACCGAACCATTTGGGATTTTGGACGACTACGATAGGTGTGGGGCTTTCTTCGGTTTCTTGATCATCACACTTTTCCTTTATTTCTTTGAAATACCCTTTCTTATTGGTAAAGTAATTGTGATATACTTCGCCATCTTCCATATACTTATATGTCCATAAAGCTTTATTCTGATCAATTATCTTACATCTGAAGGGTATGAAAATGTTATTGACAAAAGATATGATGAACTCATTATCTTCTAAATGTACTGTGTCTATGGGGTAATGTGCGTCTTCCATATCATACTGCACAAAGAGTTCTTTTTTTATTGTATCGACATATATTTTATGTGCTACATCAAAGCAAGCATGGTATATTACGGTATCCCCATGGTCTGTAATTGTCAATTGCTCCCAATTTCCAACAAAGGAATGGTTGTTGCTGTCTTTTATGTCATACCATTTTTGTGCATTGCTGCATGAGTAGAAGAATAAAAGGAAAAATAAGACATTTAATAATTTCATAATTAATTCCTCCTAATTTGTGTTACTACATATTTTTTTGTTGTATTATATTTTGTTGTACCTCGTAAAGAGTAGTCAACTTGATTGAGAGTTAAAATATTTTCATCACTTCTTCCTTTTATTTCACTACCTGTACCTGGATCATAGAACAAATATTGTATAACCTTAATTCCGCAGCATAAATTCTTGTGAGAACTCCAAGTGCCTGAGAAACAAAGTTCTCAAAACACTTGGATATGTC